GCAACAGTCGCTTGGTTAAAGATGTCATTCAGCTGGGTTTGTTCAGCTGCATATCCACGGCTTGCTGCAAGGAAGTTCTCATCGACTTGCTCTTGCATCTCGACAGTATTTCTTGCATACTCATTCCGTGTCCCATCCCAATCAATCTCACGGAGCTTCAGTTCTCGTTTGTATTTTTCTACTTCAGCACGTTTTTGAGCACCAGCAGAGGCAAGACCGCCTACTGCTGACATTGTGCTACCTGCTGCAGTTAGTAGTAGTGTAGGTTCGCACACGGCAAAATTCTATAAAGGTTAAATTGTTTGGGCCATGTTTGATCTCACGAAGAAACTTGAATCCCAGAAATTTCAGTAGTTTGAGGTGGACTGTATTTCTTTTGTCGGCGATGTTCCAAAGATATTTCTCCATACGAGACTCCACAAAGCGTTTACATTCTCGTGCAAATGTCAGTGGATATGTCTCGATTTCAGGAGTACATAGCATCCAGATACCGTTATCAGGACCAACGCCGAATGCCCCACCCCACTCACCATTTGGCATCTTAAAGGCCCACGAATAGTCCGTAGAAGCCGCTGCAAAGAGCACTTGTGATGGGTTATGACCATGACCCTCTTGTATCTCTCTACGGTCTTCTGGACGGAGATTAGAGGCCAGGTGTAACGCCACCTTATTGGTGAGAGGGTGGAAGTATTTAGACATTCTTGTAGTACTTAGGAGAGTAATCTCCCTCCCATGTCAATGAAATTAGGGTGGCTGGAAGGGGTGATGTTGACTTGATTGTCAGGGTAAAATTAGTGTTCTTTTCGTATACAGGGACAACGCCTTGATACTCATCTTCTACAATTACGTCACCATAAAGATATTGATCGTAGGTAGAAGAAAAGAAATCCTTTGTGAAGTCTAGTTTTCCGACTCTGGTTACAACTGATTGGTATTGACCAAGACGACCAAACAGAGGCTTAACTCTATGGATGACAAGACTACCCCGTTCCTCATTTACTGTTTTCTCACCAGTAACTTTTTGAACGAAGAACTTTGGTAGCTTGACTTCCATCGAATAGTTATATCCGAAGACGGTTGGTCCGGAAGACCAATCACCTGAAAGACTGACGGTCGTTCCGCTTTCTGGAACATCCACAGTTTGATGGATGATGCCAGATTCACCTGGCTTGATCGCCACGAGGTCGACTGAATCATCAACGTCAGCAATCCAGCTAAGATTGAAATTTGTCACACGTGTGGAAATATCGTATGTACCGGTAGCTGTCGAATAGTTGTCCAAGTGGACAAGGTATTCATTGCCATGCTCAGTGACTGTTGATTCGTCATCACGGATCAGATCAATCCTCTGTAGAAAGTTTTGATTGTCAACTATGATATATGAATCGTTGACGACACAGTGATAACGAATAGGTCGAGGGAATTTCCACCGAAACCAAGATGATTGAAGCTGTTTGTCAGCCACATTAAAATACTTGTATCCAAATACCTCATCACTATTCGTCTTTCCAAAGAAGATGCTTGTGTTTTCTCTTGAGTTGGCTAGAAGATCGATCTCCTTACTAAGCTTTCGAGATACTGTCTTACTCAACTCATTGACATTTGGTTCCCCTTCACGTGCAACGTTAGACATTACAAAGAAACGTGAGTGAGCACCAGCATTGTCTAAGAAGCCAGCTGTCGTCCCTAATGAAAATGGAGGAACCGATGTGTTGTAGTTGTAGGTCGAGATGCTACTTAGGCGAGCTGACTCTGGGTTAAGGATGTCACTATCGGTTGCTAGCAGAAACTGCTGCTTCTCTCCGAAGATAAGCAAACCAGTGTTGATCTCAATAGCATCAAACAAGATGCCTGGATATTTAGAGCTACTACTAATATCGATCGGGTCTGTCCCAGATACCGTCAGTGCCGTATTGACAAAGAAGTTACCAAGATCTCCTGGTCGAGAAAGGATGATGTTTTCGTCACTTAGAAAGGCAAGTCTATTACGGAAGAAGACTACCTTGTTAATGGTCTTTCCGACAAAACTCGGAACAGGATTGGTGTTGTCGTCACCTACCTCTCTGTCACTGTAGGAAAATTTTTTTACCCTAAAATTTCCGTTTGATTGCCGTTGAATAATAATAGGAAGAGTGGCATCGTTAATCTCTTTCTGGATCCCCGGCTCAGCACATTCAACCCATGAGCCTGGTCCGCTAGTATTTCCGTTTCCAACAAACTTCAAATAGTAATCGTCTTCAGCTGCACTACTGTTAGCAACTTTGACAATATAATTATGTTTGCATTGAAAAGGTAGACCGGTGACATCGTTGACCTGATCAGTAATGACCGTCATCAGATCAGTGTTCTGAGCCTCCACCGTAAAATTGACTGTATTACTGTAAAGGTAGATGCCATTGCCAATCATAATATGATTGATACCTGTGCCAACTAGTTCGTCTCGGATCCCACCTAAAATTGAATCAACGCTTACATTTGTTTGAGCATCGAAAGGTGTCGGTGCAGGTCGTACAGCTTTGATTGATGCTCGAACACTTACTGTTTCACTTCGTTCAACAGAAACGGTATACGAGCGGCCAGCCATATTTACAGTCCGAGTTGACTGGTTGTTCCAACCTCTACCGCCATGGAGTAGATCAACTGTCGTGCTGTAACTACAAGTGAAGTCATTATCTTCAGGTGAGTCGTCATTAGAGCCTGGTACTGGGCCCTGCTGACCTGTTGTGGTTAGACGAAACACCAAGTTATATTCATTCCCAGCTGGGTTTGATTCGTCAAATACTTGTGTTCCGATATTTGGACAGTGCCCGTTACTACCGCTAAATGTTGTGAAACCTTCGGTTGTAGTACATTCTACTGACAGAAGGGTCGCTGTCGATATCTGTGTAGATGTGTGAGACGTAGGATCGTGGATGTTAAGACCGTATTGCCTACCATTCTGAACTCTTTTTAGTTCAACGAATGCCGAATATGTATGGGGTCTTAAATCAGTAGTGGCGCTTGTCATCGACGTCACTTGATTCCGATTACACACAAAGGTGCTGTCGTTAATTGTCGTGAACTGAAGCTGTTCCCCACCACTGTGTGTCAGGTATGACTCAGTACCGCTGTCGTGGTTGACTGTGATCTCAGCACCTGTGTCGGCATCCCACATAGTTACATGACCGTTAGTGGCCACCTGCCCGATGTAGCTGCCCTCTTGTTCGTCTCTGTAGTAGTGAAACCACACTCCATCAGCTGTCGCCCCAGTAAGTGCTGACGACCCCACACGTCGAGCGCCTGGTCGTTTGTAGAGACCCCTGTTGAGATCTGGGATGCAATTCAGAGCGTCGTTGACCTGACCCTGGCCTTTCTGACTGTCAGGTACTTCAGAGATACCTCCAAAGAAATTTGGGATTGTTTGAGTAATACTTGCCATTAACGACGCAATGCACGGAACGGTTGATAGGGGGTGTATGACTGGTCATGTCCAAGACCCAAGTAATTGAAGTCTCCCTGGTTGCATTCGTACTCCATGCAAATAGCTCTTCCATAAGCTTCCTGTTGTTGAAGCAAGGGGACAAGTACGGGGTTTGATACCAGCTGTGTAGCTGCACGGACTGATGCTTTCTGTACGATATAACGCTTAAACACCTGAGGCAGATCTACAAAAGGGAAAAGCCAGACGACGTTCATCGCGATCTTATTGTCAAACTCAAAGGTATGTTCAAGTTTGTTGTAAAGTTTGCCATCACGTTTGACAACGTCAGTCGTCCGTAGGAACTCTTCTTCGTGGACATCCATACGGAGGATGTTTGCCGGGATAGCGATCTCCTTATTGTTGTCTGGGGTGAACTCGTAGTGTTCTTCTCGGTTGTAAACCCAACCTTCGCTTTGGACTTCGACGTTTGATTCTTTTAACAGGTTATAGATGAACTCGATTTCAGGATTAGTAAAGTCGAGGGAGGTGATAGGAGCTTGACCGATACTCCCCAAGATTGAATTTACTGCGGATAGTTCGGTATCGAGATCAATAGTTGTAGGAGTAGTCATAAAAAAAGGGACCCCATAAGGAGTCCCGGTATTGATTAAATCAGAATGCTGCAGGCTTGTTAGAACCCACATAAAGCTCGACAGCTGCGGCGGGGTTCAGGTAGTCAGCACCCATGGCCAGACGGCCAAGGATGACGTCACCCTGATAAACCACAGACACGTCGCCACTGGTGGTTTGCACCTGAGGACCGATGGCCTCAACGCAACCGGCTGCCTCTTTCTGGAAGATGAGGCCGCAGGACTTAGCGCCCAGTTCAGCGTTGGTGCCGTAGTCGTTCTTGTGACCGCCAGCGTTTGCATCCTCGGGAGTCGGAGCAATGAAATCACCGGTGTTACCAGGATCAGCCACGCCCACGCCGGTACCATACTTGGTGCCGTATTTGCCCAGGAAAGGAATGTTTTGGCTCTTATAAATTTTAATTCCGGCGATCTCGACGATACCGTTACCTTGCTGACGAGAAGTACCTTGGGAATCACGATTCACCAGGCCGTTCTCACCAACTTCTTGGATCAGCGAATAATATTGTCGGGCGTTAAGCACCCCGACGCGCCCGTCGCTAGAAATCCCTTTCTCGTCCATCGCAGCTGCGGCGTCGTAGAAAGCGGAGATCAGACCTTGTGCGGAATAAGCATCGGATTCGCTGGTAGTAGAACCAACACGAATCTGAGTACCGCCGGGCTCAACAAAGTTAGTTTTGGTGATCGGAGAGGCCTTACGTGCACCACGGGTGACAGCACGGAAGATCAGACGATCATATTTTTCTGCAAGTGCATAGCCGATCTTACGGCTGATTTCACTGCGAAGTTCATAATGCAAATTTTCTACTATTTCTAGCAGGTTCGGACTATATCTTCACTAAAGTGTTGGATGCTAATGATGTATTACATGAGACGCTTCTCAAACCATCTAGTCTCTGAACCTTCCCTTTAAGCGTAAAGGGCTCGGCTGCTGATTGCCATATCCAAAAGGACTTAGGGTTCCAGCAATTCTTCCAATTTTTTATACTCTGACCCATTATGTTAAGACAGAGTCTCATCGAGGTTGTAAACAAATGCACTGGAGATGAGCAAGTCATCGACAGTAATTGTTTTTTCTGCAACGGGAGGTGCGCCATCACCGTTACCAAGAATTGCGTTGCCTGGCTGGTGGAATTCAGCCGTAGTACGACCGGTATAAATAAACTGAAGGCTCTTGCCATTCTTCAGCGTACGCTTCATGACGAGGTCACGAGCGATTGCATTGTTCTGGAAGCCTTTGAACATCTCCATGTTCCCCTTATTTTTCAATAAGGAACGGACTATATCTTCACCCAAATGGGTGTCGGACGCTGTTGGTGTCTTACACGAGACGCTTCTCGAACCACCTAGTCTCTGAACCTTCCTTTCAAGCGTGAAAGGCTTGGCTGCTGATTGCCTTAGCAAGTGCCTTAGGTTTCCAGCAATTCATCCGATGATCAATAGAAGTTACCTTCTAAGGGGGCAAGACTAGTTACCCGAAAAGAGCTTCAGATAGAGTTCGCGAGGATCGGTTCCCGAAACACCGTTATGGGTTCCGGAGTTAATACCAGCCCGTGAAAGGCTAGTGGTCAAGTCACCTGATTGATGTGCCATTGTATTGGAATAAAGTTAAAAAAAAGTATTTGCGACTCTCGAACGTTCAAGAAAAATTTTTGTGGTCTATTCCCACCGTCTAGACGGCAAAGGGTATCCACCGTAGTGGGCCAATGCCTAGACCCTGGAGACGGAATCGAACCGTCTCTACACCATCAGGGTGTCTAGGGATCCAGCCGCTCACGCGCTTG